TTCTTTAGCCCGGCGTTCTTCGTGGTAGCCCTTTGTAAAATGCTTGATGCGCTTTTGGACGCCTTCGTCATATTTAGTCAGCTCATCTTCCGCAAACTCTTTAGGCGGTTCAGCCATAGGTGTGCGGCCACGGTCTGCTGGCGGCGTGTCATCAACCACTTCTATTTCTGTATCTTCTTCCGGCGCCACTACTCGGCCACCTTTACGGGCGTTAACTTCCACCTCATCGGGAAATTCAAATTCTGTTTTTTCAATTTCTGCCATGATCTACTCCTTAGTGAGGGCGTTGGATACCACGAGGGTCTTGCACAACCGCCTGAACGGAATCATCATTAATCAGGCGCCATTCGGTGCCGTGAATCTTCATGCGGGTTCCCGTGTTAGGACGTACTAACACAAAGTCACCCACTTTGCAGCTGGGCCCAGATGGGAATCTAGCCTTATCTGCAAAAGCATCAGGGCCAATCTTGGCAACAAATAGCACGGGGGATAGAAGCTCCTCGTGATGCATTGCTGTGGCAGATTTTAAAATCCCTGTTTCACTAAACTCTTCTTCTGCCTTAGGCAACATACACAAGATATGGTATGTAGCCGGGTCAGGTACTTGCTTGGCCTTCTCTTCCGTGGATGTATTTAGCAATCCAGAAAGATCTACGGCTTGCACATCAAATTCAGTCATCGTCATAATCCTTAAGTTTTCGCACAAGGTCAGCAATTTCCATCTGTGCGGTTTGCAGACCTCGGATAGTTCCGCACAGTTCTTTGTAATGCTCATGGGATTTAGCTCCACCAGCACTAACAACATCGACCAACTGCTGGACTTGCTCGTTCAGCTTCCCGTTCAAGATATCAAGCAGTTTGTGATCCATCATTCATCCTTGGAAGTATTTTGGTTGTTAACGTTTTCAGCCGTCGCTGCTTGGCGCATCTTCATAGCGTGCGCCTGATCTGCGTGAGACAACTTCTGTGCATGCACCTGGCCGCCGTGGGCCATGGCTTGTTGCTGCGTTTGTTGCTGCTGCATCGCTGCTTGCTGTTGCTGAGCCTGGGCTTGCTGCAGTTCCATTTGTTTAGCAGCCATCTCTAAACCGTGCAACTCTTGGGCTTGCATAATTTCTTGCTGCAAACGCATAGCCGCCATAGCTGGGTCTTCACCAGTTTTTGCCGCACTTTCACGCGCCTTGAGCGACAACTCTTCAGCTTTCAATTGCAGATCGCCTTTGACCTTAAGCAGTTTGGTTTCGGCATCTTGTTTGCGAATAGCCAATTCCGCTTGTTGCATTTGGACCACTGGGTCCTGAGCCAGCTGCTGAGACTGCTGCTGCTGAACCTGGCCTTTGCTTTGAGCCAGCAACTGGGTTGCCGCTTGAGCCACCAAACGAGAAAGCATAAGTTCTGCTTCTTCTGGCAGCTCCGAATCTGGCGCCGGCATTGGAACGCCCAACTGCTCTTCCACTTTCTTGCGGTAAGCATAGGCCAGGTGTTCTGCAATGTGCGCCTGGATTTCGGCCATCATCTTCTGAGCTTGTGGGTTCTGGCCAATCTGCGCCATCAACAATGGGTCCTGCATCATTGAAGTATGAACAGCAATGTGTGCGTCGTGGTCCTGGTAGATAAACGCTTTGGTTGGTTCGCCATTTAAGAAGGCCATGTTTTCGCTCACAGGGTCGCGCGGTTTCATGTCATCTTCCACTGGTACTAACTTGTCAGCATTCTTAATACCTAGCACTTCAATCATCTGTCTATGTAGAACAGGTAAGTTGTAAATCTGGGGAGCCTGCTGCGCCAGCTGGATAACAGCCTGGTACTGCATGATCCTCTGCGCCATCGTAGAACTATTAGGGTCCGACACGGGAATAACATCCACCATGTCGTAGTCTTCCCGCTTGGCCATGCGGTCGCCACTGGATGGGTCAAACTCATATTCACCTGGCGTGTTATCTCGAATGATTACACGCAGCAGTTTAAATTCCTGCTTCATGGAATAGTGAACGCGCGCCTGAACGGCCGACATGTTCTTAAGCTGACGTTCTAATAGCGCTAATGTCGTACCCACTGGGGCGTTAGCTGACATATCAGACACTTGCATATCCGCAATCGAGCCTAAACGTCTGCCTTCTTGGGTGATTTTGTCGAGCAATGCAGACAAAACCTGGCTCGGTTCCTTGTACGGCAACGTCATAATGTTGTCGCGCACAGTGCCAGAAGGCACATCTACATCCCTAAATTCGCCCGGATTGATGGGTGTATCGTCCCCTTTTATGCGTAATCCACGGGATTTAAGACCGCCAGGCAGGTTAGAAAGCGTGCCAGCGTCCACTAATTGGCGCAAAATCGACGTTCCAGCCCGTGCATAGCCACCAATTAGGTGAATTAAACCCAATCCATAGGCGCCAAAGCCAGGAACATACGTATATTGAACGAAATGCTGGCGCTTTAGCTTGCGATCATCGTCTTCTGACCAGTTTCTACGGATAGAAAGCACCTCTGTCGTGCCGCGGTCTATGGTAATCACGTAAGGTAGAGCAATTCCATCCTCATCTTCGTACCCTGGTAGGTCATAATCAATATGAACCTCCAAAATCTGGTACCGGTCGTCGTCCGTTAGGCTGTATCCCTGGTCTTCGGCCTTCTTTTTCTCTACATCTGTATGAATACTGACGGGTTCACCCAGGTCTACGTCACGATAGAAGCCAGAAACCTGTAATTTCTTAATATCATTTTTTGTTTTGCGCATTACGTGGGTCACACGCTCGGCATTGATGACGCTAGAGGCGCCATAGGGAATAATAAAATCTTCAGCAGGGATAAAAATAGCTACTTGACGCTGATACGACGGGTCAAAGTACACCTTTTTAAATGCCGCGCCAGCTAAACCCAATGAATACAGCATTCTTTCATGCTCGGGTCTGTACTCGGGCATAGCTTCCGTCAACTGGAAGTTCATATCTTCCCGTACCCGCTCGGCCGCGTCTTCTTTCAGCTTATCGATAGCGCCAATGATTTCTGTTTTAACAGGGCCTTGGGCTGGAAACGTTTCCAAAATTGTTTCTGATTGAAAGCGTACAGCAGCTTCGGTCAAAATGGTAGAGAAAACACCGCAAGCACCATTCCACGGCTCGGTTCTTTCTTCGTATTTCATGCCAAGAACGTCTAGTCCTTTGACATACATCTCAACCCATTCTTTTCTGGAATTAATATCTGCGTCCACCATCTCAATGATGTCAGTAGCTATCCCAGCTAACTTACCCGCATCCATTACATCGGCCAGGTTCTCATCAAACGATTCTTCTTCTGGCTCTTCCAGCATGTCAATGACCATGCCGTCCATTCCAATCTTCAACCCTTCAGGATTTTCAATTTCAATTTCCATACTGACGCTATCGTCTGGTATGTCAAGTGCATCCAACCCGAGAGGCGCTGGGTTGATGGATGGAAACATATTAGTAGCCATTATTTAATCCTTAATAGTAAACCGCTTTGCGGCGAAAGCTCTGCAGCTCTTCACGTTCGTCAGAATCCAAACGTAAAAACCCACCCTGCCTGAATCTTATCAGCGCTTGGGTACTTGAGTCCACCAAATCATCATGCTCGCCATTGGGGAAAGACGCCATCTGCTCTATCACTTCGCTGGCCCACCGAGTCTCCGGCGCCCAAACTTTTCCCGATCTAAATAAATCCGTTACCGAATTTAATCGCACAAACTTATCATTCCCCCGGCTAGGTGTGTATTCACTTACCAGTAATCCCATAGACCTAAGCTCAAACACCAGCGGGGCCCCAGCGGCTTTGGCTTCAATGATACAAGCGTCCGGCTCCCACTCCCTGTAACTGGCCATCGCTTTTTCCTTTAGCTCGGGAAATTCCATCCGCTTTTGAAAAGCATCAAGCAAAATCACATTCACATCATTGGGGTCGTCGTTCATATGAAAAACCCCCCAGGTCGTACAGGCCGAATAGTCCGACCGCTCATTCTTTGTAAAAGCAGTATCCCAAGACTGAATAATAAATTCACACTTAGGCGGGTCTTCCGGGTTCCACATCTTCCACCATTCACGCTTAACCAAAGCTCCTTCTTCTCCCGTCGGTGCCTGTTGGTACTGAGCATTCCACTTAGAAGGGGGTAGTTCTTCCCTAAGCGCTTCTAATTCTTTAGCAGACCAGAACTCAGGCCACAGCGGATTCCCACTGGGCATGATCGCGGGGAACTCAACAACTTCCCATTCGCCTAACGAGTCCCGCATCTGGGCGTCTTTTAATACCCGGCCAGTTAAGTCTCTTTCGGCCCAGCGGGTCATCACAACCACAATAGCTCCCCCTGGCTGAAGTCGCTGCCTAGGTCCAGACGTATACCACTCATACGTTTTATCAAATACGCCAGGATCGCCAGCAGCCAAAGCCGCTTCTTGTTCAGAATGCGGGTCGTCAATGATTAAAAGGTCTGCACCCTTACCGGTAACAGTTCCCCCCACACCAATAGCGAAGTACTCCCCATTCTGATTAGTAGCCCACCGGCCGGCACTCTTACTATCTTGTCTCAATGCCACGCCAGGAAATACTCTTGCGTACTGTTCACTGTCCACAAGATTTCGAACCTTACGGCCAAAGTTAACCGCCAGGTCAGATGTATTCGACGTCTGGATAATCTTCTTATTCGGGTACCTACCCAGGAACCATGAAGGTAATAGATACGAAGCAAACTCAGACTTAGTATGCCGCGGCGGCATATTGATGATTAATCTCTTTAATGTCCCATTCGCTATAGCCTCAAACTTCTTAGCCATCACCGCATGATGCCTACCATGCACAAACCCAGGCCACATCATCCTCACATAATTCATAAACCCAGTCTGCGCTTTCTCCCTCTCCAACGCCAACCGGTAATCCTCCACGGCGTTATAAAACA